CAAGCCCTTGCACATGCCCAACACTTACGACGATTTTGATTTTGATCGTGTGCTTAATAATGCCTGGGCTGTGGTAAATTGGAACAGTGGCCCCGGCAGTCAGGCTGTCGTGTCAGGAGTTCCTGCTTTTGTGGGTCCTACAAGTTTGGCTGCACCAGTGGCCAACTTAGATTGGAGCCAGATTGAATCGCCTGCAAGGCCGGATCGCAGCGAGTGGCTGATTAACTTGTCTCACACAGAGTGGACCTGTGCAGAATTAGCCACAGGGCAACCCATTACTAGATTGTTTCAGAATACACCCAAATTTGATCATGGCGGATTTTAGCTGCCACTGAATAGCCACGCACAGTTAAGAATTCGCCAATGGTGTTTCTTGATTTTTTAGTTTCAGACTCTATGATGATCACTGGTCGATGCTGTGCAATAGTGTCAGCAGCTCCCAATAACACATTATAATCAAATCCCTGTACATCTATCTTGATCAAGTCTGGGACAAGATTTAACGAATCTAAAGTCACTATGGAAATGGATTCTTCTACTGTGTCAGCATCAACATCAAAATCAACTAGAGAAAAGTTACCGCAGTTGTTGGAATCCCGCGGTAACTTGATCGACAGCACAGTTTCTTCGTTGCCTAGCCCGCAACGATGCAGTGTGACATTAGCAAGGGATTCAGTGTTCTTTTGTAGACATTCAAAGTTGATGGCAGTGGGTTCAAACGAATGCACCTGTTGAAATTTTTGTGCAAATCTAACTGTGTGTAGGCCGATGTTGCCACCTACATCAACGGCACAGCCAAATCCTTTTGCATGCTGTACAGCTTGATCAATAGTGGCCTGTTGATAGTCAGTGCCGGGCCATTGCGATACAGTACGAGCAAAATGTCGATCAAAATCAGGAAAGTGCCAGCCCAAGTGTTCGTACACTGCTTGTTCCTAGTGTTGTGCCATTGACATTAAACTTTTATCAAGCCAAGGCAATAGCAAATCTCTTTGTCTTGGATATCCGTGACGCTGAATAGAACGCATAGCAGACTCAGGTAATAGATCCAGCTCGCTCAGTCGATACCATGTGGTGGATCTTGGATCCATTGGTTTGTGTGCGCTTTTGTATACCACAGCATGTAGCCAAGCGTCTGTGGGTTTTTTCTTAAAGAATCCACTACCGCAATCAAATCCTGCCACAGCAAGACAGTGTATTAGGCTGATCATGGTCCAGTTGTAATAACAGTAGTCGTATTGATCGTAGGCCTGTACGTTGAATTCAAGATTGGTAGACTGCGGTACAATGACAGTCAGCATACCACCGTCGCTCATAGCAGACCACCAGTTTGACAATGTGGCCACAGGATTGATTGCATACTGAAAAGCATCGTGGCACCACACCACATCATACTTTTTCTTCTGCGGCGGAAACGGCTGCTCAAAATCTTTAGAAATGTAGCGTATGTTCTTGTACTTGCGAGTCATGCCTAAATCTTCAGCGTGATCCACACCCACACATCTGATGTTGAGTGGTCTAGCAGACTCATCTCTAGTGGTTCTTGTAGCCCACCATTCTAGGTCGTGGCCAGCTCCGCAGCCCATGTCAATGACCGTGGTAATACTTTGCATAAAGTCATCGTACTCGTACAAGCAGTTGAGAGTTTCGAGGCTGTGTTGATGACTGAGTTCAGGACTACTAAATTGTGTCATACCTGTACGTCTTCCATACCTGCTGTTCTTAATTTAACAATGTGTCCTGACATCCATTGCTTGCTTTCTAAGCCTTTCATGATGCCCAGCCACTTGTTGCGTAGTAGTGCTACTTCGTTAATGATGGTTTCAAAGTCAATGACTTCATCTTCGCCATCCACATATTTTTCAGCATCTCTACTGGTCAAGGCACGGGCATACCCTTCTAGGTATTTTTGAAAATGTCTGCGACGAATTTTACGCAATTGTATGTGTAAAAAATTAAGTACTGCTTCGATTTCCTGTAGTTGATTAAAACGATGTTCAGTAACACCCGGCAGCTCTTTGATGTTGGACTCAACATATCCGCCAATACGAACATCTCGTTTGGCATCTGCCAGCTCATTTTCATAATACGAAATGAAGTCAGGTATTTCTGCTAAGTTAGCTACTATACGATTATACCACATTTTTCATCTTTTCATTAAGCCAAGGAAACGACTGTTGCCAGTTTAAACCGCGCCTGGAGTCGATGTTATTTAATATATCTATCAACTCTTTTTGTCGTGCTGTGTTGTCTTGCGAATTTTCTTTTATTTTACTAACTATACCTTTAAAAGTATCAACTGTTTGTTTTTCGTCCCAGGTATTAGTTGGCATCAAGGTCAATGTACGATTGATTGCGTCTTCGAAGACTCCGTAATCAAATAGCGCAGGACTAAAAGGACTATCGTTGTTGGGCAAAACCAAATGCATATACCAGAAAATTTCTTGCCAGGTATTCCATTCTTGAAATTTATCAGCCAGTTCTGGTAATTCATTGATTGTAAGAGAACACACAGTCGAAAGCAATCCTATACGGAAAACTTTATATTCTGTTAATATTTTAAGATTTCTTTCAAAGATTTCTCTATTAAATCCGTGCCTTACATATTCTTGACCAGGACCCCAGGAGTCAATACTAACCAAAATGTCGACTCTTTTAACATGACTGTTGATGTGCAAATTTTGTAGCGAATCGCAAATATTTCTCAGTCGTTCTTCTGTAACATGTAAATTTGTTACGACATTGAATTCCAACGAAGGATTTGGATTTTGTTGGTAGTATTTTAGTAATTCAAAAAAATCTTTTTGTATAAAAGGTTCGCCACCCAGTATATTCAATCGTTGGAGATCGTGCCCGTGCAGCCTGAACCATTTCCAAAAAGCAGGTGCATAATTTTTATATGTATTGTCTAGTGGTTTGTGTCCAACTTTGATAATAGGAGATCCAAATTTTTGTTCTTCAGCTTGTATCTGAGAGCTCAAACTGGATTTACAATAAACACATTTAAAGTTGCATACATTTGAAAAGAAAACTTCAAGTACACTAGGCTGCACATTTATTGCAGTAGAATCTCGATCTAGTACATCGGGATAAACGTCGGGAATATTGTTTTGAAATTGACGATCGCTTTGTCCACCAGCTGATTCAATATCTTGGCAGTATTCGCAACCGTTTCCAGGCCATTTCCCATCAAGCATGAGTTTTCTAGCTTCTAACTTGGCTGGAGTATTATGAAAATTATCAAAATCCTCTAGCGTTAATGTTGAAACGCTTGCCCTGTGACAACTGCCAGTAGTGCCAGTATTAAGATATAACGAACTCCAAGCCCATTTAAGTCTACAAGCAGTTTGTGTGTTAATAGGAAAATATTTCGAGGTCAATAGTCCTCATCCTCAGGATCGTCATAATCATCGTAGTCCTCATCCTCATTTTCTTCTGTATCATCAGCATGGTCGTCTAGGTAAGCCTGTAGTGCTTTTTTTACTTCAGGATCTCCCCTAAAGGAATCACGAATCTCATCTGCGTCAAAATTACTATCTACTAACAGATTAACTAATGCATCTGCAGCTTCAACTCGATCCATAGAACCAATGTAACGTTTGAGTTCTTCCCATACTGCTGCTGCTAAATCTACTGACATTTATACATCTCCTTCTGCGTCAACGTCAGGTGTACTTACCTCGGCCGGTGTCTTGGAAAAATCTTGCATGACCCGGTCCAGGCAACCGTCTTCGTTGCTTTCCCAGGCCTTGCGAAACTGTTTGATAACTTCGCCATCAGTTGTGGTAAAGGCCAATCTATTGCCGTCTTTCTTTAGTAAGCCACGTTTTTCGGCCAGATCAACCAGACCTGAATATGGATTCATGCCTGTCTCGTACGGGATCTTGACCTGGACGCCTTCAAAAGGTTTGGCATAGCGAGTCTTCATAACCTTGCAAGAGGCTCGAATACCCATGACATCAGAGATCTTGTTACCATCCTCGTCCTCTTTCAACTTGAGCTTTTTCATGGCAATAACAATACTTGACGCATAGATAAAGCCTTGTCCACCTGAGATTTTGTCATCAGGGTCAAACATGTCTTGGCTAGCGTATGTATGATTAGTACACACCATGCCCACGTTGTAATTACCAAACATGTTGACACAGTTGCGAACCAGGGCTGTGAGTGCTTTGGGTTTGCGACCCAAGTCACCTTTCATTTCGCCTGCTTCGAATTGGTTAACGTCTGTGGGAGTCAACAACATACCCAGCGAGTCAATAACAAACAGGACCTTGGGACGTTCTCCATCTGGCAAGGACTTGTATTCGCTCATAAATGTGGCAATAGTCTTGGCCACGTCGTCAATCATGGACATTGATAACTTGAGAAGTTTTTCTGGACTGGTATCTACTCCCAAAGCCTTCATCCACGATTCATCTAGAGCATTTTCGCTGTCGACTAACACAACAAAGATACCTTGTTCTTGTGCGTTCTTAATAATGTTACCGCTGCAGAAATAACTTTTACCTGCGCCAGACTCGCCGGCAAACACAGTTACTTTACCCAGCGGTACACCTTTGTTAAAGTCACCCGAAATGAGATAGTTTAGGGCATAATTGCCAGTTGAGATCCAATCTGTTGGATCGTTAAACCCGATACTGAGACCGTCAATGCTTTTTGTAATTTCTTTTCGAAACTTTGATACGTCAAATGGTTTTGCCATAATAATGCCTTTTAAAATGATATTCTTGCTCGACAATTGCTGCGAGAATTTTTATATAACACAGTTCTATAATGCTGTAAATTTTTTTCTAAGTCAACGACATTTGCTATCGGTATTTGAGTACTGATCGGATTGATATTTCTGTCTTGACACCAAGACAAAAATTCTGGACTATAAGCAATTGTTTCTGGTCTCCCAAGGCTGACTTGAAAGGCCCATTCGAGTGTTTCGTAATTATAATGATCTTCACACTCTAAATTGCTGTCAAAATATTGCCATTTGTTATAGCATTGTCGTCCAACGTAAGTGTACCCAAAACTAAAATTTACTCGACGATTATCGCTAATCATATTGTTCACATATGGATTATTAAACACTTGCCATTTTTCGTCTGCTTTAAATTCTATGTTATTGTTAAAAAACGATTCAAGTCGATGAACTGTTAGATTAACTTCTTCGTATGGAAAGATGTAACCTAACTTGATCATAGCTTCGGCTAATTTAATTTTTCTTATGTGATCTGGATAAGCATCGTGTAACACATTACCTAATTTAGACTGGGCAACATTTTCAGACCATCTCAATTGATCAATATCAACAACATGTTTCTGAGAAAATACCCATTGCTCGTGCTGTTTGTTTAAAAACCTTTGATCGAAATAATCAACAACATTGTCGCACTGAGGAAAATTTTTACCGTAAAGCAAAAATAAAACTTCGTTAGTTTTTCCGAGCGACCAGTTTATTTCATTTAGCAATCGATCGCAATTGTGATAAACGCACTGGTCGTCTGAAAAACTATTACAATTTTCTTTGTTGGCTTTTTCAACAAAGAACTCAAACAACTCGTGGTTTTCTACAACTTCAAACGGGATAAAGTCGTTGCTATCAAATACCAATGAAAATTTCATAAAGAGTATAAAATTGGGCACTAAGTGCCCAATTTTCCTTGGTCGTTACTGTGCTTGTCTTGCTCGAATCATAGCCAAGATGTCTTGAGCATTTTGTCCACCGGCTGGTTTAGCTTGAACTGGTGCTGATGCTGCTGCTACTGCAGGAGCATCTGGCTCAAATGGAACATCGTCGTCAACTGGTGCAGCGGATTTAGCTACTGCTGCAACCGCCGATGCTGAGGATTCAGTCGATGATCCTGCTGGTGCCTGAACCCCGGCTGGGCGGAAGTACTGACCCCAACGCTCTGTGTCGTAAGGTTGACCATCCACTGACGCTTCAAACATTTCCTTCATAACCCGGAGCTCAACATCTGTTGGCTTCTTTGGCAAGAAGCTTGACAAGTCAAACAAACCATACTGCTCAACTGCTGCTTGTTCAGCTTCAGTTAAGGCTGATTCCTTGCGTGACCACTTTGATGTGTTGTAGTCGGCATATCCGCCCTTGCTGGTTTTAGCAATACGGAAGTCCAAACCACGCAACATGTCTGTTGGCAATTCCTCAAGTTCAGGATCCATTAAGGCCGACTTGATGGTTGCAAAGATTTGTGGGCCGATAATGAATCGACGGATTGGGTTTTCTGGATTCTTATCTTCGGAGATTGGGTTTTCACGTACAAAGCCTTGGAACACGTATGAACGCTTTTTCCAGTACTTACGACCCATTTCTTCAAGGCTCTTGTCCTTGAACCAGGTACGAACTTCTGCAAGAATTGGGCACGACTCGCCCCACATTTCCACGCATGGTACTTGTACTTGTACTTGTTTGGTATCCATTTCACCTTTGATTCCGTTGAATGGTAAACGAATCATTGCTCGTTCTACCCAGAAAAATGTGTTTTTGGTATTTGCGTCTGGAAGGAAACGCAACAATGCGGAACTACCTTCTTCCATGTTCCAGTGCGGATAAATTGCGTTATCGCCACCACCGGATGATTGACCACCTTTGTTTGATTCTGCTGCCTGGAGTCTTGCTCTGATTTCTGCTAATGATGCCATGATAAGTTGCCTTTTTAAGTTGATTTAAGATGTATATACAAACGTATAACAACACTGATTATACGTGAAAGTATTTATCAACGCAACACTAAAAGGCAATTTTATTTGAGCAGTTGTGCCAATCGCAAAATGCGCTCAACGCTTTCGCTGCTCATGTTGCTGCGCTTGGACATCATGAATCCATCTGTGTCTATATCTTCAGCTTGCATTGGTTCTTCCGCAGGTGGTGTTGCCGCAGCAGCAGGATCAGCAGGTGCGGGCACTTCGTTGGCTGGGACTTCGATGTTGATGCCCAGTTCGGCCAGGCGTGCTTGTATCAGGGGTCTAGCATCGGCGTTGGCATCTTGGGCAGCCAACTCGGCCAGCTGATCAAACAGCTCGTCATCGCCAAACACACTATACAGTTGCTCTGTGGCATTGGTTGCATCTGGTCCCACCGGCAACTCTTGTGCTAGTAGTTGTTTGAGCTGTTTTTCAGCTTCGGGTGTGTCAGGCGTTGACCAAGTACCTTCTGCCACAGTCTTGGCCCAAGATTCAAATTCGGCAATTTCTTTCATGCTGTTGTCCTTACGTGCTGATAGTCGAGCTAAAACCGGAATGGCTTCTTCGATTCTAGCATCCAAACTTTGTTCAATAAACATGTTTCTGATGTCTTCTGCTACCGATTCAGCATTGGTGATTTCGGCTGGGTCAAATATTTGTAATTCTTGAAGATATCCACGTTGGCTGATTATGCGTTTGGCTTTGGCTTTGAGATCTTGATAGTGACGCACAGCAGATTCTGCTAGGTCAGCAGCTTCGCCATCAAACTGTTTGTTGCGCGAAGCCCGAACAAACTTATTCAAGATGTTCATTTCTTTGACGATTTCGCAGATGTGCTGACCAAAAGCATCATACGGTGTGCCGCCTTCGGCAATGTGTCGTGCCATGGCACGTCCACCAATTAAGTTGGTAAATGGCAGCTTGAATCGTTGATCGTCACCAGTTTCTACAAACAGGCTTTCCACATAACGGAAACGAGCATCATCTTCGCCCAAGGTGCGATTGTGTTTGATTACCAAGCGTGTCTGCTTGGGTTGATCGCTGTAGCTGACTTTTCGGTTACCGTAATAGCCTTCAAACAGGCCTTCCTTGATGGCAGCCATACCTTGCATGGTATACTTTAACCGATTAAGGTTTTCAATCTCAAAATTCATTAGGTTGTTGCGCACACTAAACTGCTTGATTTGATTTAGGAATTCATACCAGTCACTTTTGTCATCGCTTTCCATGGTACGACCAAGATTGTCACCAAAGAATATCTTGAGATTTCTATCTTGTCCTATTAAGATTACCACTGTGCCGTAGTTTTTGTTTGGTGTTTTCCAGTCAAACGTAAACATGTCGGCTTCTGCAGGATCTGTTACATCCTTGCCTAAGGCATCTTTTAACTCAGGGTCAAGGTCCCTGGTCACTAGTAGGTCGTATAATTGGTTTTGTGCTGAGTTTTCCATCTTGTATTTATATTACATAGTCATAACAAACGGCAATGGTTCTATAATGTTGTCTTGGTGATCGCGCATTTGTGTGTCAAGATCGCTGTGATAGCTTTGTAATACTTGTAGCATACGAGTCACTAGGATAGTGGCCATGATTAAGTCGTCAGTTTCGCCGGGTTTGGCAGCATATCCGACTCCGTGTGCCACAAAGCTTTTGAGTTCGGTTACAAGACTAGGACTGGAAATGGTCATTCTGTTGCTTTCGATCAGGTGCTTTAGCTTGGCACAGGCTGCTAATTTGGGCTTGTTTGATGTGTTAAATCCCTTGCGGTTTTTTCCGCTTTCGCTGAGGAAATAACCTTGTATGTTTTCTTCGCCGTATTCATTGATGCTGATTAGGGCAGCTTCGCCGATTGAATTGTTTTCTACTGAATAGTAAATGCTTTTGGGATCACGGACTGCATCGTTTACGTGTCTAATAATGTCAGCCAGGATACGGATCTGTGTGGGTATGTCTGTGCGGTTGTGACGCCATTCTGCTACCTGTTCAGTAGTGTTGGCTTCAAACACCTGTATGGCAGCTGGATCGCCGCCAGTGCCTAAACTGGGATCTAGTCCTACAACGTATATACGGTCGGGTTGTGGCCGTTTGTACCAGCGTACTTCACCAGTTTTGTACAAGGGATCACGGCCCTGTAAGTCGATCAGTTTGGCCGGAGCAATAAGCGTTTCATCTGCAATCAAGAACTCGCAGTCCATTTCTCTGCGGAAACGATCTACACCCAGGGCGGCACGTTGTTGCTGTGCCCAAGATTCATCGCGATCGGGATGTTCGTTCCAAAAACTACGATAAGCTTTGAATCCGTTTTGTCCTACCAAGGTAGGGTTGCCGTATTCATCTTCGCACTTGTTGGCGCCTTTCCACAACAACGCAAACTGGTCTTCGTCTGAGTTTGGGGTTGATGTAATGATGGCCTTACCACCAGTTGCCAAGGTAGGTGAGATTGAAGTCCAGAACTCAGTGGCAATAGTGGGACGCACAAATGCAAATTCGTCAGCATACAAGAGCGAGATACTCATACCTCGGCCGGTGTTTTCAGTTGTGGTAGCTGAAACTATACGACTGCCGTTATCAAACTCTATGCTGCCCTTGTTGTAGTTTGTGGCACCGGCACGAATATGATCTGGCACACTTTCATAAGCATATCGAATACGCTGCATAATTTCTTGCGAGCCGGTATACTTGTGGGCAGCAACAAGGATAGTAGAATCTGGCACAAACATAGCATACCATAACAGATAACCAGCTGCTGATGTTGACTTACCAGTCTGTCTCGGCATCATGGAGATGCTGTAACGGTAGTTGTGGTAAACATCAATCAGGCGTTTCTGGTACTCGTACGGATGATACAGCATGCGTCCTCGAGTAGGGTGCTGTATGTAAAAGAAGTTGTCTAAGAAATATTGCGGTCCCGTCACAGGATCAGCACACGCAACAAATTCATCAATCTGTTGCTGTGTGTAATTGACTTTTGAGTAAGGAGTCTTGACTAGTGCCGGTTCTGTGTTGGCCATATGTTATTTAACATCGACACTGCGACGGCGGCGGCATACAAAAATGTAGTAGTGTTCTTGTACTCGTCCACGCTCATCGGTGTAATCAAGTGGGAATGTGTAGTCAAACCATTGTATATCAAATCCAGTGCGCTGTAGTAACTGCAACCACATGGTGCGGTCCAGTATGCTGTAGTGGTTGCGATTTTCTTCGTGTTTGATTTGGCAGTTAGGTGCAGGAACTTCTAGGTACAAGTGCCCGTTGTTTTTCAACGCACGGTTGTATTCCAGCAAGGTTATGTAAGGGAATGGCGAATGTTCCAAGCTGTGACGCGAGAACAGCAAATCCACTGATTCGTCACGGTCGGCCAAAAAGTTCATGTCACCTTGTACTACTGTGTGTCCGTTTTGTCGTGCTAGATCAGCGTCTTCGCGATTTAGTGTAATACCTGTGGTATTGGTATATTCGCGGGTTTTCATTTCGTCCAAGAAATAACCAGCACCACAGCCCAGGTCGATAATGCGGGCTGTTTTGGGCAAGTTTAAGGGATCAATAAAACGTTCAACAACGTCAGCTGTAATGGTCTTGTGGAACGGGCTGTGTCCTTCGCTGTAGATTTGGGACAGCACATGATCGTAATAAAATTTGAGCTTGAGATTATTGTTCATAGCTCTATTTAACTGGTATTAGTGGAACTGTTAAATTAGAATGATACCTGCGATGGATCCGGTATGGCCATTATCTGGGATAACCTTTGAATGCCTTAACAGGACTTTTTGTATCTACAAATGCAGGTTCGTTGCTGTCTGCAGTAGATACTAATCGTTTGCCGCCTGGTGTCCCAGTCATTTCCAAAGCACGATCAATCAATTGTGCAATGTGCGGACTACTCCCTACAACAACAGCATGTTCGCCAAAAGCAGTTTCAGCAGACCATTCAGGTTTGTAAGGATCAATACCGTCGTTTTCGCTGCTGAGTTCGCTGGCATAGTCGCTTCTGGCACGTGCCATTGCCACGCCCATACGATAGTTTCCGTAAGGGTCAGCAGCACTCAAACCCGGGATCACGTAAGTGTAACGCATGGGTCCTTTGCTTTCGTCAGGTAACTCTCGTTGTTCGCGAATGAATTCTCTGGCTCTCATCTGGGATAACCTCGGAATGCTTTAACCGGACTGACCCGGTTGACTTCTGACATTTCTTCGCTGTTCATGTCACCACCGTTGAGATCTGTATAATCAGCACCAATGGCCCGGTACGCCATTTTCAACATGGCCTGTTCTTCTGGGGTATATGGATGAGTGCTTTTGTTTTTGCCTATCCACGACTTGGCGTCGATTTCAGGTACAAACGTACCATCTGTAGACGCCACTGCTTGACCCAGGCGATTTAATACATAATCAGCATTCCAGCGTTCAGAATCACTGTAGATATTTAGACCGCGAGTGGCTGACTGCAGCCTGCGGGAAATTTTAGCATCTGCTGTTTCAGTTATCTTAGCAGAAACAAATTCTCTGGCTCGCATTAGCTGACGCCGTTGACTCCGGCTCTGGCCGAAGATGCTGTGCCCAATTCCTGAACAGTGGCATTACCGCCCACAATGGTCAAAAAGTTGCCTACTCCTACATAGGTTTCCACAACCATTCCAGAACCGACATTTACAGCGTTGCTGTAGATTGTGTCAGAAGTGATGGCGCCTGTGGTCAGGTTGGCCACATTTACATTGTAGGTTACTACGTTGCTGCCAGTTACAATAGACACCTTGTCAGTGTACATTTGTACGTTGGAGATTGCTCCTTGGTAGACGTTTGCTTGACTTGCCATTTTTGTTCCTTTAAATTACCACGCCCGACATGACCAATAACGGGCCTTCCATCTGGGGCCGGGATTGTCGCAGTTGTGTCTAGCTCTAAAACTTTTCCTACGTGCAGGATTTGATTTTTTAATACGCATGTTGGGGTCGCCAAAGTTCACTTTGACCACATTGCCCTTGGGACCACGCACATACACTTTGGATTTTTTTACATCGCCCGACATGGGCTTGCCCAGTTTGACTTCACGACCTTGATATTCTGCTTCGTCAACTGCACCAGCAACACTGCTGGTAGCTTGACCCTGCAGGTCTTCGGCATCTTGACCTTGTGCATTTACAGGATCAACACCATCTTCTTCCATGGGACCAACAGCAGCATCATCCGCTGCTTTGGCTGCTAGTGGGTCGTTGTGATCTGCATCTGTTTCAGGTTGGTAAGGAGCAGTTTCTGTTAAACCAGCACGGCTGCGAATAAGATTCAACTCTTGGCTTTCGCTAAAGTGTCGCTTGTGGGCTGCTTGACCTTGATGATATGCCTTGTCTGCAGGGCTTCCCGGATTATAAGGACTCTTTGTAATGCCTCTTGCTGCATCACCATAACCCTTATCGTGTGCTGGTTTAAGTTCTTCACGATCAATTTCAAAAGCCTCGCCCATGGTATAACCCATGCCTGGACTGGAACCTACAGCACCATAGCGACGAATAGTTTCCAACTGAAAGCCGTATTCTTCCAACAAAGCCAGCAGTCGTTCGTCACCTTCGATCACAATGCCATCTTCGACCACATCAACCACGTGCGATTCAATCAGGCATTCTTCGCGAATGTTGATGGCAAATGTGTCCCCAACAACTGGAGACACAGATTCAGCGATGTAGTCTGTGAGCTTTTTCATATTAGATCTTCTTGTACAAGTTCCACAAGCGTGACTCTGCTTGTTCTTTGACTCGTTCAGCTTCGGCCATTACACCTTGGCGGCTGTCTTGACGGTTCACAACTGCACCAGTTGTTTGACCAGTTGTTTTAGGACCGTTCAATCCACCTGACAGTGTTTGTGTCATGTAATCAGCATCTGTGTAGACTTCGTCTGGACTGTTGGCTAATTCTTCTTCCACTTGCTCTGCACCGCAAGCACCAGCTTCGTGGATGCCGTGGCAACTTTCGCATGTTCTACTGTAGCCTTCGCTGGAGAACAAGCCGGCCATCTTCAACATATCGCCCAGTGCGTCTGCGTCAGAATCTGTGGCATTAACGCTGATGCTCTTTTTACCTGTGTCGTCTGTACTGACGTTGACACTCATGCCTTCGTTTAAGATTGAACCCAACTTCTTTTCAAAGCTTTCAGCAACTTGTCCTTCGTAGACACCTTCTTTTGTCAGGCGATCAATTGCTTTGTTGATACCAGAATTACGCTTTAAAACTTGCTTTTGAGCTTTGTCTGTTTCGCCACTATCACCGGCTGCCGCACCGCTTGCACCCGCAAGCGCACCTTTAACCATATCGACTTTAGATTTCTTGACATATGAGCCCAATGTAGATTTGTCTAATTCGTCCAATTGTCCTTCGTATACGCCTTTACCAAACTGCATGCCGTTCTTTGACTTAGGAGCAGCACCGCCTGCAGCAGGTGCAACCGAACCTGACACAGTGGTTTCTTCTACTTCTTTTTTCTTGTCTTTCTTGTCATCGTACTCAATGTCTTTGGTAACCTTCTTGCCAGCCTTTTCGGCCTTGGCATCGTCTCGACCTTTGTGCTTCATGTCATACTCAAGATCTTTGGTAACTTTTTTACCAGCTTTTTCTGCATGTTGGTCTCGGGTATCGGTAGACTCTTCTTCCACTTGACTTCTACGTTTGAGTTCAGCTTTGAGTTCTGCTGTGGTCATGTCTGCAAGACCTTGACGTGCAGCATGTCGAGCAGCACGTTTGATCTTGTTGCCATATTGATCTTTGTCATCGTCTTTCGTACGATACGGTCCATCAAATGGTACATCTTTTTTGTCTGCAGACTCTTCTTCAACACCTTGTTTGGACATGCGATCAACTGCTTTGTCGATGCCAAAACCACGTTTTAAAACTTTCTTTACAGCTTTGTCTTTTTCATTCTCATCACCGGCACTTGCCCCCATCATACCTGCAAGTCCACCTTTGAGCATATCGACTTTAGATTTCTTGACATACGAACCCAATGTCTTTGGTGATAGTTCGTCAAGCTGACCTTCTTCTGTAGGATGACGCAGTTTGTTTAATACTGCGCCGGCGACACGTTCACCAGCAGCCTTACTGCCGTAACGTTCAGCAGCACCTTTGGCAATCTTACTAAAGTTCTTGCCTGGCTTGCCAATGTCTTTACCAGCACGAGCTGCTTTAGCGGAATAACCAGCTTCCTCAACTTCGTCGTTGCTGTTCATTGCACCTGCAACTGCTCTTCCAGCTAGGCTCCCAATTGCTTGTCCTGTTGATCCTGCACCAGCTGCTCCAGCCAATGCACGACCGGCAAGAGCGCCAACAATAGGAGCAATTTCAGGTAATTCTTCACGATCCATTTCACCTTCTGCACCCAGATAATCTCTGGCTGTGTCAATGTAGTCCAATGCTTTAGTAATCTTGCTCTGTACCCATTCTGGCAGATTATCGTCTGACGCCAGGATAGCATGCAGTTCGCGGGCAGCGTCTGCAATTTGGTGCACTTGATTCAGGGCCATGTCACCTTCGCGGTCGTACTCACCTCGATCTTGAATATCAATGTCTTGCTCTTTCAACCCGCCTTTGCCTTTTAACAGTTTGCTGGCTACGCTGGGACCTTTGGCTCCCAACTTGCGGCCTGTGCCTTTGGGCCGACCAGCTGATTTAGGTGCATCGTCGTCTGACTCTGGTTCATCAAAGTGCTTGCGTGAGTATACTGTGCCTGTACTAATTTTTTTCTTGTCAAACGCACTGGCGGCATCGTCTTTGCCAAAACGCAATTCGTATTCAGGTGTGCCTGGAAATACTTCTTGCACTCTTTCCATATCGCCGTCGCCGTCTAGGTCAGCTTGCTTTTTACCAGCAGCCTTGGCTTTCAACACGTTGTAGGCAAATCGATTACCTTCTTCCATGTCAGCTTCGCTCATGTCTCGAACCACAGGGGGTTCACCTGAGTCTTGTCCAGAAATCTTGCGTTGCATGCCTATCTTTTGTTTTTCGCGAGTCAGGCGGGCCTTGTGTTTGGCTAAAGCGTCAGCATCAAATTCTTCTGGGCTGCGACGTTCTTCGTCAAGCTCTTCATCAAACACACCAACGCCATTGATATTATCCCACCATTGGGCTGCTTCTTTTGCTTCCATGCCGTACTCGGCTGCATTTGCAACAAAGTCATCTTTTTCCATATGGAGTGCTTGATCCTCAAGCCAACGCTTCATGCTACCTTCGTCAACCCGTACACTCTCATTAAGTGTTTTCTTACCGTTGACAGCGTCAAAATTTTCTAAAATACGATACATATCCATTATTATTTTCCTTGAGGTTTAAAGCCAGTGGCTGGACGTGGAGGACGTTTCATTGCTGTCATTGGGCTTTTAACACCCTGTGGCAAATCATTTGTGGTTACGGCAGGAGGTGTTCGACCACCAGCCACAGTCCAAGTAGCTTTTTCAGCTGAGTTGCGGACCACTTGCTGGTTACCGTCAGCATATTCTTTCTTGAGTCGTTTCTGTTCTGCTGAATCAGTTGGGTAATCTTTGCCCAGGACTGGAGAGGCATTTTCTTCTTCAATGCCCAACAATTCTCGATCCATGCCTTCGGACCATTGTAGGTCGTTGACACAAACATGATCAGCAGTAATACCACACAACTCAGCAAATTGTTCAATCTGTGGAGGCGTAGCTGGGTATCTAAAACTGCCATCGATAATGGTTACTCGTTGATTAGTCATGCCAGGGAAATCTGCAGGCTGGGCCTGTACTGGTGTGGTCTTTGGATCTGAAATCTTAACAGGATCAAACTTTTTGAGTTTTTCCTTAAACATCTTTAAGAGTTCAGCATTGACGTCACCGCAGATTTTGATGCGATAATCAAAGGTTTTTTCGCTTTCTGTCAGGTATTGTGAAAATGTTTTCATGTCATAGTCCTATGGATATATTTAGCCGAATCAAGATTTTGGTGTGTCCGGAGCAGACTTGTTGAGCAAGCGGCTCAACAGTTCATTGCGGTCCAACACATGTCCTTGAGCTGTTGGCAGGTTGTCGTCGCTGCCGGTGTCGATATCTAGCTTGGCTTTTTTGAGTTGTAGTTCAATTATTTTTAATTTTTTATTGATCTTGGCATTCTTGGCAGTGATAGCATGGCCTAGCATTTGGCTGGCTACTCCAAATATTTCGCTGGCATAGCGACTATCCACATTCATACCAAGATCCATGAGATTGTCAAATTCTTTTGTGGCTTTGGCAGCTAGTTCGTCCATTTCGCCATCTGAGGATTCTAATCCACGTACAGCAGGGAGTGCTAATTCGATCTTATCTAGCTGGGCTAAAGATTCAGATAGTGCCGGAATATTTTCTTCTGTGGCAGCGACGGAGTCAGCTTGTGCTACATCTGGGGTTTCACTGGCAGGAAAACCAAACAGTTCTTCAAGTTTTTTAGTCATACCGTATTTACCGGTTAACGACTACCATTTCTGAATATTTGATCTTCTGTAACAACTCTAAATTTTAAGCCTTGTCGACTTGCCCATTTTTCAGCAGCTGACCATTTGGCATAGTTAATGGCCACAACCATACGGTCACGCTGGCTTTGCCGGTCTTCTATAACACTTTGTTTGCGGGGTTTGATTTCAACCAATTCACCTACAGTTTTGCCATTGCTGCCTTGATACGTAATCAAGAAGTCTGGTACATACATGGTCATTTTGCCAGTTATGGGATGACGGTAAGGGATGGATACTGATTCGCTGGCCCATTGTAGGATGTGATCATTGTCATCACAAAACTTCATAAAGTGCCATTCCCAACTGCTGCGATATCTGGGAGGTCTTGTACCTACATATTTTGCAGGATTTAAAACCTTATAAACACCTTGAGCAAACTTGGTCATGATGCAACATTACGGGCAGTATAGTAGTTGGGTGTAACAGCAACACTGGTACCCAGCAGAGTAGCAGGGCTTCTCATTCCGTTGAGATAGTAGGCCATGAAAGCCGTGACTTCTACAGTGGATTTGCCTTCCACTTGACTCAACAGCGTCAGCACTGAGACATTGATTTCTGCAGCAATTCTGAACAAGGACTGTGTGAGATTTTTTGCAGCATATTCATTGCGTGTTACACTTTGAAAAAAGCTGTTTACAACATCGTATTGGTTGGAATCAACTTCTAGATCTAGTTCAAAAAATGTATCAAAGATCCTGACCGTAGGATCTATCTTGGGATTGATTTCGTTGACTGTGCCCATGTGATTTATTCCTTGTTAGGCTGATATAGGTAGATCTGATCCTGGGGTTGGACCTAATTCACCAGTCACGGGATTAAACTGTTTAGGCGGTGTTGGAAAGTTAATACCACTGCTGTTGATGCCAGGCTGTGGTCTTGCTTGTCCAGGAAGTCCATCTCGTTGCTGAGGCAAATAGTTTAATTGTTGTTCAGTTGACAACCGAACAAATCCCGACACTGATTCTTCTACAGTTGTTGGGGTAGTTGCATTATTACTCGGAACTGCTTGGCCAAACACTCGCTGTTGCGAATAGTTGATAAGAGATTGTTGTGCACCACCCACAGGACTGGCCACAGTGCCTGCTTGTAAATCTTGTATTTGTCCTTGTCCCACTTGCAGTTGGCTGCCTTGTCCTGTTATGGTACTGGTGGATCCTGCTGCACCCAAGAAACTAGGGCGTACATCGTATAAAGCCGGATCTGCAAAACCCTGTACATTGATGTCAGAACGGCCAGCGCCGATGGCACCTGAATAATATTTTACAGTTTCATACTGTACAGTCATGGTGTTTTTCATGATGCCGTCATTGGAACTGTATTCGTAAGTGTCGTGATTCCAAGCAGAGATTAGAGGATTGACCAACACATATTCAACAAACTTGTGCTGATCAAAACCGTAAATGCGTATGTCGCGGAAGAATGGCGGTTTGCCGCTGGCACTGTTGGTTCCGTCACTGTAGCTTTCGCCTACGTAACCCCAGTCGTTGACTGAACGATTGTTTTCGTAAATGTCGCGATTGTTGTAACTGAAACCAGCTGCATTATTTTGGCTTCGGCCTTGTGTGCCATTGGTGTTGGGAGTGTTTCCGTACTTTTGGCTGGGGTCTTTGTAGTAATAGGAGAAGTAATTGTACCACATGCTGCGAATAAGATCGCCGCCGTCATCGTGAAATTCTATCTGCACCGGTTCGTAGTCGATCCTTTTCTGCACAACTCGTTTGCGATTGTATTGATTTAAGGTTTCAGTTGAGATCTTGAATTGCGGAAGCTGTATTGATTTAACTAGTACACCAATGGTACTCAGTTGTCCGGCACCGTATATGCTCTGTAGTGGTGGTATATTGGCAGTGTTTATAGTGAAGTACGTGTGAAATAAAAATTTCAGACGTGGTGCATTGGCATATCCGTTGGTGCGAAACGCCTTAGAGGCATGTGTATAGTCTCTAAGGGTTTCGTCGTTGTTGTTGCGATATAGGTTTACGCCTTGACCAAATGCCATTGTGCTGTATTACAGTCCAATACCTGATGTTGGGCCAGTTACTACGTCGCCACGTGTGCGGCCAACTGGTGTACCAACGCCTGATCCCAACGGAGTCTGCAGAGCATTGTCAAAACGCATGGTCAAGGCAATAGTAACAGCTTCGCTTGTGCCGTAGTTCAACTCACCGTAATTGGCGCTGGTCAAGAAGCAGCCGTACATTTCCCATGTTTCTAGCACAGTGGGAACGCTAACGCCGTTGCCGCCGTCAAGGATTTCGCACTTGGTCACAAACTTATAGTCAATACCTGAACTGGCTGATGCCTGTTCCATAAAGTCCATTTGCTTCTGTAGCTGTTCGCCAACTAGACGCTGAACCTGACCGCCTGCATCATCACGCAGGTTGATGGTGATTGTTTCCCAGGCGGCTTTACCAGCCAAGTACATCTTGCTGTTGTACAAGTCAATTGTGATTTCTTCAAACGTGGCTGTTGGACGAGTAAAGTCCATGACTTGTTTGGTTAATTCTGTACGCGGTGTTGAAACACCAAAGTTTTCAAATGTCACTCTAAAGCGATATTTGAGTTTGGGCATTAACAGACCTTGGTTTGGGTTGCTTTGATCGCTCGCCAAAGGCACTGTCATTCTAGTTAGTGATGAAACGGCCATTGTGTATCTCCTATATGCAATTATTTATGATCTTCGCGACCAAAAAAAATGGGGCTCAAAATGGCCCCATTTTTGTCTTACACCCGCTGGTTTATACCACAGCAGAACTA